CCACGTCCCCTTTTCGCGCGCGTTCTCGCTGTGGTGCGACGTCACTAGAACAGCGGGGCGGCCGGTCTTGTGGTGCCGGTGCTGGAACCCTCGAACCCAAAAGGTCCCCGGCGTGTCGGCTATCGTTGCCTTGTGGCGTCCGTTGAAACTCCGAGCGGCGACGATTTCCGCCCAACTGAACGCGGCGAAACTCTGTTGAGCCGGTTCGGGCTCGGGCTCGGTGGTCGCGGTCGCGGTCGGTGCGGGCGCTGGTCCCATGATACGCGCTATCGTCTCCATGTCCATCCCTGCCGCCATCATGGCGCGCACGTCGGCTAGGCGTTGGTCGTATGCGCTCGGCTCGGGCGTCGGCTCTGGCTCGGGCTCTGGTTTGGGCGCTGGCGCTGGTGCCGTCTGCACGGGTGGCGGGGTCGTGATGACGGGCGGCGGCGCTGGCGCTGGCGTCGGCTCCTGCTTCGCTGCGGCGTTGCCGCGCTCGGCGAGTGCAGAGAGCCAGTCGTCTTCAGTCTTCCCGCATTGGGCCGCAATGAGCACGGCGAGCCGACCGATGGCTTGGCCGCGCTGGTCCCGGCTCACGATTAGGTCCACGTTGTCCCGCTCTGCGTCGTCCGCTGCCTGATAGACGGCGCGCGCCATCGTTGAGAAGGTCACCGAACGCCGCCCGATTTTCGGGCCATAGTCGAACACGGGGCGCGTGTTGTATTCGTCGTCGGTCTTCCCCTGCCATACCTCCACAATCAACGTCCGCCGCAAGCCCTCGAACCCGGCGACGGTGGACACGTCTAGAGGTTCGCCGACGTACAACGGGCGCGCCTTCATCGGTTGCGCGGGTCGTCGTGTGGTGGTGGTCTTCGTCGCTGCCTTGTTTTTCTTGGTTGTACCAAACATATCGTTTCTCTCTTGTTGTTGTGTTTTCTACTCAGCTAGTGATTCTGTTCACCTTGGTTTGTTCCCGGTCGGTTCTCCTCTGCCGTCCGGGGCTGGGGTTGTCGGTTACCGTCGGGGCATCGGTGCCCGTCGTTCGTTCATCTTACACCAACACGCAGTCGGCCCGCGTACGCTGCCGTATTGGATACCATCGATCACGCACGCGGCGGCGCACGTCTCGCGGGTGTGCCCGTCTGCGGTGGTGCGTTCCGTGTGTGACCACGTGAGGCCGAAGAAGGCCAGCACGCAGACCGCCAATAGGGCGAACAATAGGAGCCGGTCGTGCGCGTCTCGTGCTCGCTGTGCTTCTTGATAGATATTCATGTTGCCCCCTATGCCCAGTCGTGCGGCGTTGGTGGTGCGCTGGTCCATCCGGCCGCGAGCCCTTCGACCCAACGCACAGCGGACAAGTGTTGGTTGTAGACGTCGCGGCGCTCGTCCCCGTATACGTCCGGGCGACACTCGACGTCTATGTTTTGAATGCCCGTCGGGTGATAGAGCGCGCCCCGGTCTGACCAGATGACCCCGCGCGCCATTTCCAACGCGTCTACAATGTCCGGGCACCCTAACCCGTGTTCGGCGAAGTAGTCCACCACAGATGCAAGCTCGTACACGTCCGCGTAGAATGCATCCCGCGCGGCGGCGGCGTGTGCTCGCTCTTCCTTGGTTGTCGCCTTCATCATCTCAAACGCGGCGCTTGTGCCCCGGTAACAGGGGCGCGACGCGGCGTTGATAAACTCCCGTTCGCACTGGGCGTGCCATTCGAGGCGACGCGGGCCACAGATGTGGTCTTCGTTGTCGAGGTGCTGCGTCCAGACTGCCAACAGGTCTAGAGCCCCGGCGGCGCTTAGCTCGTGCGCGTCGTACATCGTCAAGCGGTGGACCCGGTCTATGATTGCGATGTGTGACCATCCGTCGCCGGTGCCGTCCTCGCGTCGGGCGTTCTTCATGAAGTTGGCCCCCAAGGTCACAAGCTCCCGCGCGAGGCGGTGAGCCTGCACGAGTCGCGGTTGGTCCGTTTTGGGTGGTGTCAGTGTGTCCGGGTTGGTGAGTATCTCCAATGCTGTGTTCATCGTCCTTGCTCCTCTGTGATTTGTTGGCCGTCGTAACGAAGGAAGCGCGAGCCCACGCCCGCGCGTGATAGTAGGACCCACTCGCCGCCGTTAGCTTTGCTGATTTCCTTCGCCGTTTTCATGGCTTGGAAGAAGTTACACCACGCGACGTGAACGCGGCCCCCCTTCTCTTTGATGGTGTATCGTTTCGGGTTTATCGTTCGTTTTGTCGTTCGTTTCTTCATGTTCGGTTCCTCTCGTGTGGGGGGTTCTCTGTCCCACACCCTCAACATATTGAGTTTATCCGATACCGTCCAGCGGTTTTCGTATTTGGATTCACAGGTGCAATCGATACCGAGCCAACTGGGGAATCAAACCGGGGTGTATCCAAATGGATACATCTCCAGATGGATATGTCTCCAGATGGATATGTCTCCGTTTGGATAGGTTGACCCGTCAACTTGACGCGTCAACGGTAAAGCTATGCGAGAGCCTGAAGGTTGACCCGTCATTGTTGACCCGTCAACTTGACCCGTCAACTTGACGCGTCAACCGTTCGCTTGACACGTCAACCGCGCGCTTCACGCGTTAGGTGAGGTGCTCGCGATTGTGCAGGTTCGCCCGTGCATATGCGCGGGTCGCGTCCGCGCGCGCCCGCTCGCGCCCGCCCGCGCGCGCGCGTCGCGGCAGGGCAGGGTCGTATCGCGTGGCTAGTATCGCGTGGCTAGTATCGCGTGGCTAGGTCTGGACACAAAAAAAGCGGGACACCTTGTTTGCAGGTGCCCCGCTAGGCTTTGCTTACCTGTATATCGTACCGCTATAGCCCTAGGTCACGGCACTCACCCCACTATTTTATCAAGGACCAACAGACGCAGCGGGGAGTTAGCGTGCTGGTCCGCTCAAACTATTCTTCGTTGCCTTCCTTGGCAGCGTCCTTCCAATCGTCGGTGTCAATCATCACGACGTTGCCTACCAACTGGTAGGTATAGAAGAACGGGTTAGGGTCAAGCCCCTTGAGCTTGCCGTCCTCATTGAAGAAGAACGACTGCTTGTTGCCAAAGGCAGGGAAGAAGGCGTGTTCAATCCAACCCCCAACTACCTCACCAAGTACCTCGAACCTTGAGCTAACAGGCCAGATGTCCTTCTGTTCCACGGTGCCATCAGTCTTGAACACCGTCATTCTCATGCCATTTGCTTTCATCTACTTTTCCTCCATCTTAGCTACAAACTTGTCCATCAAACCCTCTGACTCTACTTCTCTCAAGATAGCCTTGGAAGCTAGCATACCCCGAATGGAGTCTACTTCCTTGATGTCCCTTACAGCCCTCTTGTACCTAGCAACATATGCATCAACAATCTCTTGTTCAATCCATGCTTCGTCCATCTTACCCATCTACTTACCCTCCGCATCGTACACATTGTACCTTCCGTGTTCTAGCATCACGATGTAGTTACCATCGGGATACTTATCTAAATACTCAACAGCTTGCTCTTGAGTATAAAATGAAATCAACAGTTTCATCAAGACTCCGTGTCGTCGTTGTCGGCTTTTGTCGCCGATGCCCCAGTATATCCCGGCGGTGGTGTACCGGCAAACATCGAGGTCGAACCCCGTTTTTCGGCAGCACACCATCCCAGCTACGACCGGCGTCTCCTATCCCAGTCTTCCTCTACTAGTATCTCTAGAGTTCTATACCTAGTAGAGCACTTACTACATTGGATAGCCCTGACTACAAAGGCTTTGGTATCTATGTCTAGTTTATTTAGTTGCTTATCTCCCCAACTAATCAAGTACTCCCTACCTCTGTTGACTAGGTGATCAACATGACTAGGGGCTGTGTCTTTGACCTTGGTAGAAATAGACCCACAGTTAGGACAGTACATTACTCACCTCCTTGCTTCTTAGCTTTCTTGATACGTTGTGCGGCTCGTCGCGTGGGGCGGATTACTTTAGTAGGGTCGGGCGTATCTAGCTCTTGTAGATGAATCACCTTACCCATCACAGGGTCCTCTTTAATCTGTACTGAGTTTAGATACGCGCTGTAAATGAAGCGCACATCCAACATTACTTGTTTCTCCAACTCTGCTTCTGTTAGTTGATTCAACAGATTCATCAGTTGCTTGCCAGTCATTCCTCACCTCCCTCGAACTTCTCAACACACATCGTCTCGTCCATACGTTGGGTAGTTACAAATATGTCTACTGCCTCCAAGTGATCGGCAATGTCATTTACGGATGCGTGCATTGCGTCGAGAGCTTGGGATAAGTCTACGTCTTCGGGGTCTATGTCTATTATAAAGGATACTTTAATCATTCCTCACCTCCATTGATCTCATCATCGGGTATAGGCACCAAGATAAACGTGTCGGTACTGCGTGAAGCTAGGAGGGTTCGCCTCCACTCCGCTACGTCCCGCGACATTGGGATGAAACATAAAGGATCCTTGTCTTGGACTGTGCCGTTCTCGTCGATTCGCTGTATATAGTACATCATTCCTCACCTCCTACGGTATTCATCAAGTCTTGCATCTACTCTCTTCTTAGCTTTACCGTGAGCCCAGAAGCCCACGGCAAAGTTACGGTTCATCCTTGCACACAATGGTCCTTTGTTACCTCCACAGTTAGAACATGAGATGTCATCACTCAACTGGGCTGGACAACCTACAACCTTACGTCCTTTAGGTGTAGTCTGATTACGTCCCTTGAAGGTAGACTTCCAAAGTACAGTAGCCGGTACACCAGCATCCATAGCTTCGTCTACATCCTCTAGACTGTAGCAGGACTTGTTCATTACAAAGCCCGTGGCCAGCACAGCCTTCCATGTGTCCAAGTTCTTACGCAGTAAGTAAGCACAGTAGGTCCAAGCAACCTTGCGCTTCGTCACCATCGCCTTAGCAACTTCCATACACTTATCGTGGTCCAGCGTATCTACTCCATTACCGGGCATATCCCCTGCTTGTTGACCTCTGACTAGAGTACCAAAGGGTAGCGCCCTCAAGGATTTAAGGTAATCGGCAAAGCCAGTCCCTCGTTCTCTACGGTCAACTCTATTCCAATGGGTGTTTAAGGGGTAGTTCTCGGCGTAACATCCATTCCCTTTACCCTTGAGGATACATGAGTCTGGACAGGTGTCTCTACTTGTGGTTGTTGCTGCGGTGCCTTTAAGTTTCTTGTTCTTACTACTTGCTGTAACGTGGAACTGGTGTTCCATTTTTCCCTCCAATACTCATCATTAAATACATTCTCATCTAGTTCTACATCATGGTAGATTGGAACCAATCGACCTCCTCGCTGCGGTTCTGCCGAGGGTTTATCCCACCGGCTGGGGTTCGTCAAGCGTCGATCTGCGGAACGGCTCAACCATGCGGGTTCGCATCGGATTGCTTGACGGCGCTGGACCGCCGCGATAAACGGCATCACCGGACAACGACGGACGGCGAAACACAACGACGACAGGGAGCAGGATGTTAGATAATCCTATGACTATGAATACTGATGACTACATACCAGAAGCAGAACACCCACTAGAACGAATGGAGCTGGAGCACATTGCTAGGATCTTGTATACACAATCCTTAGAAGATTTCTTTAGGATTAAGTACGAGAACCAACCTCTTCCTTGTGTAGTGGCAGATCTATTATCTGATTTGATGAATGCTTTTGATGGTGTGGACATTGTTGGTTTGTTGGCTAAGAAGCAGGAGGAATGGAAATGAGTTTGAGTTTGAATGAGACTAGGGAAGTTATCCGTAACGAGTTGATGGGTGAGCACGGAGTTGTTTGGGACACTGTTCAGATGACAGACGAGTTCAAGGTAGAGAGCTTTATGGCTCCCTACGTTATCGTTCGACGTAGGTCGGATGGGGTGAAGGGGACGTTGAAGTTTACACACAGACCACGATTTTACTTTCAGTGGCAGGAGGGAGCATGACCGAGAAGGAACGTCAGGACTTGATGGCTAAGTCGATGAAGCAAGCAATGGAAATGGTAGAGATGATGGATAAGATGAACGAGCTTGTCCGGCAGAGTGTTGAGAAGAACAAGCAACCGATTAAGAAAGAGGAGAAGTAAGATGAGTCACGCACTAGATATGAGTAATGGCAGAGCGAACATGATGTATGCTGGCAAGCCCGGATGGCACGGCCTAGGACATTATGTAGGTGATGAGGCTGTGACTGCTGAGGAAGCAATCAAGGCAGCAGGGCTAGACTTCGAGGTTGGTCTTCAGGAACTGTACGCTAGGTACGACCTAGACGGTAGCTCCATTGACGTACCGAATAACTACGCAGTTGTTCGTGATGACACTAAGTCTGTACTTAGTGTGGTTGGCAGCAAGTACGAAGTTATCCAGAACAAGGAGTGCTTCAGCTTCTTGGACGAAGTGGCAGGTCCCGGCAAGTTGGTTCGGTACAACACTGCTGGTTCACTGCATGGCGGTAAGAAGATTTGGCTACTTGCTGAGTTGACCAACCTTACCTTCGAGCCAGTTCCCGGCGATGTGGTCAAGCCCTACTTGGCACTCATCAAGGGACATGATGGCATCACACCGTTGATGTCGTTCTTCACGTCTACTCGGATTGTATGTCAGAATACAGCGAACATGGCACTAGCAGACGCTAGGAAGAACAAGGAGAACATGGTCAAGATTCGACACACCAAGTCCGCCAAGGACAGAGTGTCCGATGCACAGCACATCCTTGGTCTTGCTGTCTCAAAAGCAGAGTTGTACGGTGAGGCTATGACCTCCCTTGCCAAGAAGCAGATGAACACAGCCCAGTGGAATGACTTCCTTGAGCAACTGTTCCCGCTTCCCGAAGTGCCGGAGGACAAGGAGACTACTCGGGCCTTGACCATCGCCACCAAGAAGCACGACCAACTCACTGAGTTGTTCGAGTCAGGTGTTGGTACTGACATCGTTGGAGTTCGTGGCACTGCTTGGGGGGCTTACAATGCCATCACCGAGTACACCACACACTACGCTCAGACCCGGACTGGTCTTGATGCTAGTGATGCAAAGTACGAACGAGCCAAGGGCGAGAGCTTGCTTGCTTCGTCTTGGTTCGGCAGTAGTGCCAAGCTAAACCAGAAGGCTGCTGACATGCTGTTGGCTATGGCATAGGATTCAAGGTAACGTCTGTAAGTAGGTTTTGTTGTTGCTGGCTGTCGGGACACAGCCCCTCTTGTTGTTGACTACTTACAGGCGTTACCTTTTCCTTTGGAGTTACCATGCCAATCTATGAGTTCAAGTGTGAAGAGTGTGACCATAGGTCCGAGAAGCTAGTTCGTAATGAGCTAGCTATTGCTGATTGTAGATGTGATGAATGCGGCAGTAATGAGTTGGTCCGCCTTATGTCAGCTTCTACCTTTATACTTAAGGGTGGTGGTTGGTATGCCGATGGTTACTCCAAGGGTAGTGATTCGGGTTAGATTGTACCCATGATTACTACATTAAGTTTAGAGTTAGAGGATGAGCCGGACTACGAGGAACGCATGATGTACCAAGTAGTATCGGATATGTTCAATGTGGTAGTTGAGTTTGAAGGGACCGAGATGGTAGCGTGTGGCTTAAAACGCAACGTCACCGCTTGGATAGCCTTCAACATCATGCCAATGGAGTTGGGAGAGACGTAGATGATTAAGCCTTGGGAGATGGCGATTGTAAAGGAGAGGGTGAAGGACTGGGTGCTAGAGGATTACCTTACAGACTACCAGAAGGAAGCATGGGAGTGGAGTATACATCGAGACGGTTCGCTACTCTGGTGGGCTTGCGGTGCAGGTAAGACACTAGGTGCCTTGCTGTGGCTAGTGAGTGGCCCGCTTACCGAGAAGAAGTTGGTGGTGACTAGAGCACCAGCTAAGAACCAGTGGAAGTTCCAAGCGGCACAGTACACCAACCTGAACCTCAAAGTACTGGGTGGCTACTCTAGTCACCTACTTGCTTCGGATACAGAGTGCGTGGTTGTTTCTTGGGAGATGCTTCCTTACTGGCATGAGTCCATCAAGGCTTGGGCAGAAGGTAGTAGGCTAGCTATTGTATGGGACGAGCTACACAAAGGGAAGGCTTGGTCCCGCAAGGAGAAGTACAGGCCCAACCCTAACTCTGACGTAGTTAAGTACAGATGGGCAGACAACCGAGCAGCGGCAGCGGCAAGGATTAGCCTCATCTCCTACCGCAGACTAGGACTAACTGCTACGCCGATTAGGGACAGACGCTCTGACCTATGGGCACAACTAGACTTGATACAGCCTAAGCAGTGGGGAACCAACTGGGACTTCATCCACAGGTACTGCGATGCCAAGCCCAGTTCGTGGGGAGGCATCGACGCTAGTGGAACTAGTAACTGTGACGAACTGCGTGGCAAGTTAGCTAAGGTAACTCACGTTGTACCTTACGCAGAGATGGCTAAGTCGCTACCACCTAAGCGTAGACAGCAAGTGTACATCCCAGCAGAGGACCAAGTGAAACCCGTGGGCTTTGCTGCGGAGTACAAGAAGGTGGCTAAGAAGGGAAGGCAGGCACAGTTTGAACTACAGTTACTGGAAGCCGCAGCCCGTAAGCGTAAGTGGATTGCGGAGACAGTAGCTGACTTAACTGGAGCCGGACAGAAAGTGACCGTCTTTACTGGACGACGTAAGGACTGTGAGAAGCTAGCCGCAGCCATCAAGAAGAAGGTAAGTAGGCGTAAGGATACTACTGTGTGGTCAGGACATGGGGGTGATTCCCTAACTGAAAGGCAGCGTATCGTTCAGGAGTATGCAACATGCGAAGGGGCTGGGGTGCTTGTCGGTACGACGGACGCTTTCGGTGAGGCTATCGACGGCCTGCAAAATACCGACACGGCGATATTCGCCTTGCTTCCTTGGACACCGGGCCAAGTGACACAGGCCGAGGGAAGATTTTCTCGAAAAGGTTCGACACGTCCGGTGCTCATCAGTTACGTCATCGCCGAAGGGACGGTGGATGAGCGTGTGGCTGATGTACTGTTGACGAAACTAGAAGCAGTTTACGAGACGTTAGGTGATGAAGAAGCAGGGGGAGTAGCCCGTACCCTGTCGGGAGAGGACAACGAAGAAGAGATACTAGACCAACTATTCAGAGACATGGAGTGAAGATGGAGAACGAAGCCCAACTGGCATTCAGGGAAGCCCTGATGGTAGCCGTAACCGAGTGCGAATGCAGCCTAGAAGAAGTACTGTTTGAACTAATGATGGCCACCGTATCGAATGCGATATTCCATAAGGCATGGTCGTCAGACGAGTTGAAACAGAACCTAAGTAAGATGATTGAAGTCGTAAAAGAGGTAGAAGTATTGAGGGAAAACAACCCATTCGCCTCGGCAGATACAGAGCCCGCTGAAGCCTAGAGGTAGACATGGGGAAGTTTTTGATCGATCCGGGTCCATCCCGGAAAGGATGGCATCGTCTGTCCAAAGTACTACGTTGTCCGAGATTGTATGCTTTGTCGTACAAGACCAAGCAACGTACTAGTGACGTACCTCCAGCCGAGCCGCTTATCAAAGGCTCCCTGTTCCATGTAGGCTTGGCCCATCACTACGGGCTACAGTCTACGCTCTACGAGGGTAAGGACCTGTACTCCCCAGCGGAGGCTATACAGGCTCTAGCCCAGCTTCAGCCCATAGGGCATAGGGCAGCATGGCAACGCTATGTGCCCCAGATGGAAGAGACACTAGCCGCCTACCTACTGCACTGGGCAGCAGAGCAGTGGAGCGTGGAAGGCATTGAACATGAGCTATGCGTTAACGTCTACGACGATAAGACCAACGAGACTTACTTCTACACTCAGCGTGTTGACCTAGTGTGGAAGCACCCACTGACGGGTAAGGTCTGGTTCGTAGACCACAAGACTACAAACAGATTCAGCAGTAAAACAGTAGGTGGCTACTCCATGAACGGCCAGTTCATTGGCTACCAGATGATCGGACAGAAGATGTTCGGAGACAAATGGGGCGGAGTACTACTGAACGTCATTGAGTGGGGCAAGGGTGGAGCATCGCCAACCTTTCATCGGATGCCTATCGACCCAGCCCCACACAGCGTTGCCAACTTTAAGAATACGATAACGAATGCAGAAAGATTGATAAGGGAGTTTGAAGACGTGGAACCATCGTTGTGGCCAGCTACTCACCATGAGTCAGCATGTTGGCCTTATAGGAAGTGTAAGTTTTATGAGACGTGCCAATGGGGGAGTAAGACATGAGTATTTTCATCATTCAATATGGGCCTGCTAAAACAGGCAAGACACTTGCAAGTGTGAGAGCTTTCCCTGATGGACTGTTCATCGCACCAAAGGGCGCACTCACCTGTGCCAGATGGCTGGGCTGGGAACCCAAGATCGTCGAAGCCGACGAGAAGGTTGGGATTCCGCAGATTACCCAAATCATTAAGCAAGCTCAAGGTGACTACCCCGCAATCATTGTGGACGACTTCAGCATCATCTGTGACCAAGAACTTGCTAAGTGCAAGAAGAGTCACTCTGGTTGGTCGGCATTCGATGCCTTTAACCAACGAGTGTATGAGTTGCGAGACGCAGCCCGTGCTGCTGATTGCCACGTTATCCTAACTATGCATGAGCAACCTCCCAAAGAGGTGAAGAAGGACGGGTCAACAAAGTACATTCCGGGGGCTCCGCTTATCCCCGGATGGCAACTTCCAGAGAAGCTACCCGCTATGGCAGACTTGGTGGTCCGTGTCATCTACGATGATGATGACGCCATCGGTTGGCCTTACCTGTACCAAGCCGGACCTGACCCCGACTACATCACAGGTGACCGTCTGGCCATTACACCGGACACGTTCCCACTCAACTTGCGTGAAGTTCTTTTGCTTGCAGGCTACGAACTAGAACGCCCAGAGAAGCTGGCCTTCATGGATGAGCATGTTGAGTATATAAGCATAGCTTTGGCCAAGGAGCTTCGTGAGAAGCGCCCCAAACTGAAGCCCATCCTGACAGCTTTTTTGAAGAAACTAATAGAGGAGGAGTTTGACAAACGACACATAAGATGGATATTCGCAGATGCGCTCGACAGGGCGCAGCTTAGAACACATGACAATAACCTAGTTGATAACTTTATTAACAAACTGTAGAGAGAGATTAGAATGTTTAACTTTGATTTTAGTAATGTCAGCATCAACCAAGCCCCCAGCAAGAAAGGGGTTTACGCAGTCAAGATTACCAGCATGGAGTGCTACGAGTCTCAGACAGGTAATGCCCGTATCCGCATCAAGGGTACAGTCGATGAGGGTGAGTCTAAGGGCTGTACCATCAACGACGGCATCAACCTGCCAAAGTCGTCAGACGACAAGGTGTTGGGCATCTGGCTCCGGTTCTTCAGTTCCTTGGGCATGAGCCCGTCCGAGGTTCGTGAGACGTTCGCCAAGGACTTCAAGACTATGGAGGAGGCAGCGGATGCCATCGCCAAGGTCTGTACTGACCTAGTGGGCTACTGCTACTACGCACCGGCTGTTGACGACAATAGCTGGCCTACCCGCAAGTGGGTGACTGCTGATCAGTACACCTCCGCACAGGAAGTGGCATCAGGCAAGAGCAGCACTGGCGGTGCCCTAGATGAGTTCATGAGCTTCTAGTCAATGAGTTCATGTGGGTGCCTTGGCCTAACACCAAAAATGCTTACGCCAAGGCACCCTTTTTCTTTGGGGGCTAGATGAATGAGTTGGCATTATTTGCAGGAGCAGGGGGAGTTTTGCCGGGACAGCTACTTGGCTGGACTCCGGTCTGCGCGGTCGAACTTGACCCCTATTGTAGGAGCGTCCTCCTCCAACGACAACGAGACGGACTCCTTCCAACTTTCCCTATTTGGGACGACATCAAAACCTTTGACGGCAAACCGTGGAAAGGGACGATCGATGTGGTTTCCGGGGGGTGGCCGTGTACCGATATATCGACATCGAAAGGTAAAGGTAAAGGACTTGCCGGACCCAGTTCGGGACTATGGTTCGAGATGTTACGCATTATTGGAGAAGTTCAACCTACGTTTGTCTTTGCAGAAAACAGTTCGAGCCTTCGTTCTCGTGGACTCGGCACCGTCATCAAAGGACTTACCAAGTTGGGGTATGACGTTCGGTGGGGTATGCTGGGAGCTTGGCATGTCGGCAGTACGCCTGCCCCACACAAAAGAAACCGCGCATGGATATATGCTACCAACGCCACAAGCGATGGATGCATATCAAAGAGGGAACTTAAGCACGCCGTCAGTACAACGCCGCATAGCGAGTGGGGGACAACTGAACCTTTCGATGGTAGCATCGCCAAAGTCTGGGAGACTGAACCCGACGTGGGTAGAGTGGTTGATGGCGTGGCCTATACATTGGGGAGACGTGACCGCATCCGAGCCCTTGGTAAGGGCCAAGTTCCTACTGTGGCTGCGACAGCATGGACGATACTCCACGAATCAGGATTAAAGGATTAGCTATGAACTGTTGGCACTGCGATACGAAACTAATCTGGGGAGGCGACCATGAGGCTGAGGGAACCACGGTTTACAGCATGGTCACCAATCTGACCTGCCCTAAGTGCAGCGCACTTGTACTGGTCTACTCTGGCGTGGAAGAGGTCGAGCCTCCTGCTCGGATTACCTTTGACGAAGACTGAGTTAAGTGTCGAGGAGATTGACGCATTAGAGCGTCTCCTCAAAGAGTGGGAAGTACCACGGGCTGACTGCTCTCCGATGGAGAGGGTAGGGTTCTTCCGGCTTAAAAAGAAATCTAAAGTAGAACTACGACGTGGTGTCTACTTCATGCCCCGTAACCTTACAAATGAAGAGTTCGATGCTTGGTTCGTTTGGCTGGAGAATGTACTGGGAATCACACCAAGGTATGGTCCAGTTGAGGTACACACCAGCAAAGTAAATACCTAACGGCACGCTGATTGCCACATGCGACAACAGGTAAAACGTGACTAATAGGGCACCGACTTCTTTGTGACTCATCCTCATTTATATAACTTAGTTAACTAGGAGAAGCCTGTGGCGTTTGATAAAGCTAAATGTGACCAGTGCCCGCTAAAGCAGTACTGGAAACGTGAGAAGTGCTGGGCACCAGTAGACTTCGTACACAACGCTGAGGACAAAGGTGTACTTATCTTAGGTGAGGGTCCGTCCAAGACTGACGCACAACTGGGTGTCCCCTTCTCTGATGTCAACGGCATCTTTGTAGTTGAACAGTTGAACGCTCACGGGGTTGAGTCGTCCGACGTATCGTGGGGCAACATCATTGGCTGTAGGTGGCCCAAGGACGATCCTAAGACGTACCTCGCTCGTCTGAGGGCAACCAACCGCAGACGTACCAAGAAAGGCCAGAAGCCCTACCTCAGCCCCATTGAGGCGTGCTCTGCTCACGTTCGTCAGAACATTGATGAGTACAAGACCATCCTACCGATGGGCTCCTACGCAACGAAGTTCGTGTACGACGGCAACCCTAAGCTGGACGCAGTGCGTGGCGGGCCTGCTCAGTTGGAAGAGTACAAGGTCCTACCTACTTATTCACCATCTATGGTAATGCGGAACCCACGGTTCAAGGGCATCTTCCGTAGTGACGTAGGTAAGATGCTTCGCCATCATAGAGGGGAACTAAACTGGAAAGACCCAGAGGTGATCTTCACTCCTGACTACGAAGTAGCCAAGGCTTTCTTCGAGGATGTTAAGGGTCAGCCCCTTGCATACGACGTTGAGACTGACGGTGTAGACTGTCTAACTACAGACCTGCGGTGTATTGGCATCGGAACAGTAGACAAAGTACTGATGATACCCTTCGTCAGTATCGACGGCATCAGTAGGTTTTATCCGGCAGACGTGGAGGCTTGGATGAAAGACCTACTGCGTGATGTCTTCACGGACCCAGAGCACATCAAGGTGGGACACAACGCAGGCTACTTCGATAGGATCGTAGTTGAACAGCACCTCGGTGTTACACCTGAGCCCTTGGTTGACACCATCCTATTACACAAACTAGCTTCGTCCGAGCACCGACACGGGCTAGGGTTCATCGGCTCATTCCTAACTGACGTACCTGCTTGGAAGGCGGACCACACTGGAGTCGTAGCTAGGACAGACCAAGAGCTACACGACTACTGTGCAACTGACGTAGCAGTTACCGCACGCATAGTAGAGCCTCTTCGCAGTGCTGTTAGAGCGCGTGGCCAAAATCACCTGTATACGTTTGATGCCAAAATACAGAACATCTGCGTTGGTATGCGGCGAATGGGCATACGCATCGACGAGGGCAGAAGGCTAGAGCATGAGACTCGACACCGTGAAAGCTCCGACAAGTGGAAGCGGATTCTACTAGAGCAGCGCCCAGACATCGCCCCCAACTCACCCACCCAAGTTAGGGAACTATTCTTCAGTGAGTGGTGTCTTCCGCCCAAGGAGTTTACAAAGACCGGGGAACCTAGCGTAGGAGCAGACGTACTCCGGGCTCTGGCCTCCAGCCCTCTCGTTGACGATGAGCAACGTGAGTACATCAATGCACTCCGGTTCTACCGCCGGGACGAGAAACTGCTTACTACTTACTTATCTAAGCTGAGGCCCGATGCTGGTCTTGTGCGGGATGGATATGTTTACCCCAACTGGAACTCACATGGCACGGTTACGGGACGCCTCTCATCTAGCGGCCCTAACTTCCAGAACATTCCACATAGTCTCCGTGACATGTTCATACCTCCGAAGGGATGCGTATTTGTCGGGGCAGACTACGACCAACTGGAACTACGCTTCGCCTCAGCGTTGGCAGGAGCCCAACACTACCTCGACGCATTCGAGCACAAGGAGATTGACCCCCACAACCTGACGGGTGACCTGATGTTTGGGTCTAGGTTCTGGGAGTCAGAGGGGGCTCCTGAGACGAAGATGGGTAAGGGTAAGGGTCAGTTCAAGCGTATGCGTAACCTCGCGAAGACTATTTGCTTTGCTTCGCTGTACGGTGCGGCAGCGCCTAAAATCTACGACCTAGTGACCAGCAACGAGGACAACGATGGCAACCTGCTGTACGCCCACTACAAGCTCCAGCAGATTCGGGTGCTCCACAAGAGATGGAAGGATAGAGCCCCGGAGTTCGCGAAGTGGTGGAGAAAAACCTTGCAGGACTGCCGGAACAAAGGTTACGTCGAGGAGGTCGTCATGGGAAGGCGGCGCTTCTTCGCCCAAGAAGACTACAACGCCATCTTGAACTTTGGGGTTCAAGCGGGCGGCTTTGCTGTGGTCGCTCAAGGGATGATTGAGTTGGTGGATGACCACCTGCCGTTTGATTTTACCAACAAGATTGGCCTAGTGAACCAGCTTCACGATGCCGTCGTATTCACAGTACCGGAGGGAAAAGCAGAAGAGACGCAGAAGATTGTAACTGAAGTGCTAACAAGGAGGGTAGAAGGTCTACCCGTAGAGTTTACAGCAGAGGCCGACATCGGCCAATCATGGAGTGAAGTATGATTAAGACACTAGTAACAAATGTTAAGAACAAACTAGAGACACGCTGGCGCTTTGAAGTGCCATACGTTCTCATCCACGGACGCAATGGTGCGGGCAAAAGCTCCATCATCCACGGTCTAGAACTAGCCTGCTTCAATCAAGTGTTTGATGCCGCAGGCAAGGACGTGAAGCTGAAGCGAGTCATCAACCAGATGGGGGACAAGGGCAGCGAGGTCCGAGCATCCATCCTGACCAATGACTTCGAGAAGTACGAGTATGGCAGCGGCCAAGCGGGCTACCGTAATGCAGTCCATGAAGCCATGACCGCAATGAATGGCGGGTCAACCGCTCTGTACAAGTTCCTACTTAAGCATGTAGACAACAACATGCCGCTGACAGTGGTTCACCAGCAGTGGGAGGCACAGGTCAAACAGCACGGCAGTTACCGTGAAGCCCTGTTGAAGATGGACGAAGTGGTGGGTAAGGCGCTCCGTAGTCACAGGGCAAAGCTCAAAGAGCTAGACATTGTGCTTAAGTACATGTCGCCCCCGACACAAGAGTTGGTGGCTCAACGGTCACAGACGGTGCTTCATGAGGCCCAATCCAAGGATCTGTCTGAGCAGATTAAGCGGGAGATGCACAGGTTCTACGAAGAGGTAGCCCCGGCGGTAGAACGTAAGATGCAGCGGTACATTCCAGAGGGTATGGGCAAGCCTAAGTTTGTAACTACCAAAGATGCCCGACTGGGCTTTGAGGGCCGTCCAGTACCGTCTGGGGCAGAGTCCGTCGCTCTCGCTGTTGCCCTCGCTGCGGCAGTGCTCCCGATGGACAAGAGTGTTATCATATTCCCAGACCGAGCCTACGATGCTGAAACGCTAGGGGCCATGATGAGGGTAGTGCGTACAATCCCCGCTATTGGGGTCTATGTCCAAAGCACAGTAATGCCCAAGGACTATGAACCAGAGGCGATGGGATGGCAGGTAATACCACTGTAACCGAGAGAGTCCTTCACGCCCTCCCATCATGGAAGGGCTACAGCTACGGGCACAAGGCGGATATGCCGTCTTGTGTCCGTGGCATCCCCACTAAGATGATCGATACAGGCACTAAGCAAATAGACTGTTCGACATTCACTTGGGGCATCCTGTGTCAGCTATACCCGGACGCTGACTGGACGTTTGACCGCTACAAGAAGTGGCAGATGTGGGACCGTAAGGACCTATGGGGTCCAATCACCATGGCTAAGGCTTTAGGTATCGCCGCTGATGGTGAGGGTGACGGTTGGTATCTGTACCAAGTATGGAAGGGCCAATGGGAAGGAGGGCACTCCTTCTTGGCCTGCGAAGCGGGTGGCCGTTTGTTGGTCCTAGAGGCCACACGGTCAAAGCGGAACGGTATTGACCACAACGGTGTCGTGTGGCGCGGTGTAGGTCCCGGTGAGCCCTATATGCCGCCGCTCCCTGAGTACAGTGAGCGAGACGCAACTCGGGGCTATGTCTACGCTAAGGTTAAGTTAGCCTAGCTCTTAGTGTAGATCATCGACAATGAGCAGGCACTGGCGGGAGCGGTGGGACCTGCGGCTTCCGCCTGCGTTACCGTCGCAATGTACGAGAAGCCCGTTGAGTGCGCGATGGCCGAAGGCATCGAGACGTACTCTTTGGTGGACGCGGCGGCTGCAAGCACGAACGAAGGCTCGTCGGTTGCTGCGCTTCCGCCCATTGTAGGACTAACGCTTTCGTAAATCTTCAAGTAGGTTACAGTCGTGTTCATGGTGTTGTCAAACTCAATGTGGTAGATGTTTGTCGTGGGTCCACCACCAACCGTTGCGTTTGCAACTACCGTATTGGTTACAGCAGTGTCAGTTAGAACATAGTCGCCCAGTTTACCTGCGAGTGTTGTGATTGCAGCAGCCATTTAATGCCTCACTTGAATGTAAAAATCAGGTTGTCGACCGCATTAATCGCGGCCCCTGCGTTGGTTCCCGGAGAATCGCTGATTGTGTATCCGAGCCCTGTGGAGAAGGTCAGTCCTTCTGGGAAGGTAAAGTTTTCAATCACGTTTGCCGAGATCTTAAAGATAAACGACGGAACCGTCGCTCCTTCAGTCACAGTCAAGTTAGTGTCATACAGCTTGAGGTAGCCGGTAGCCGGAGTGCCGCCTGTGTTGTTCACAAAGATAGAGTACAGCTTGCCAGCGGCCCCGAAAACATTGCTCCTAGCCGTAGCTCCGGTGAGCGCCGTGTCTCGGAAGTAGCGGAAGTCTATCGATGTAAACTGATTATTCTGTGAAAAAGCCATTTATTACCCCATAACTTCGTCGAGGTACGCTGTGACCTCAGACAGCAAGAGTGCGATGATCTCGTCACGCTCGTCTGGTGTGATCTTCTGATCGTCCGCCAACGCAACTGTGATCTTACGACCAACACGCAAGATACGAGCAACTAGCTTGAAGATGTTGAACTTCTTGTTCTTAGCCATTTTAGTCTCCAATGAACTGACGCCAGCCAGTTTCAAATGCGATTTGCTCTGCGGGGTCTTCACCCTCAAAGACTTGGTTATTGTATACAAGTCGCCCGTTAGTGATCGGAAGTACCTGCATATGAACATCTTTACTCTTCTCGTCAAGTATAGCAAGTCCAAGCCCTTGTTGCCAATCGGGAGTTAGAGAAACACCGGGAGTAGGTCCCGGTACTCTAACTAAACAACCGGGACTCATGGCTGTAACACACTGTGGCCCATCGGGTCCATGGTATGTTTTCTGTACGAACTCTACCTTGTGGATGTGACCATAAACCTCGGACCAACGTGCAGTCTTGGCAATGGCAGTGGCCGTACCACCAGAGCCCCCACGCACTTTGGTCCCGTGGTTTACCCGGATGGGAGAGTTAGAGTCTGGCCATAGCCACCAGTCAGTACCGTATGGCCCAACGTAGTCTATGTCTAGTTTGTCTAGGTGTAGCAGTCTGTTGAGGCTTAGAACGGGGTCATCCTCTAGAGCGGGGGCCACAGCACTAGCTTCTGGCAGTAACTCTACAGTTGCTTTAGAGACGCGAGCTTCATGGTTGCCAGCCATGTAAACTATTTTACTAGCCGGAGATGCGTCCCGGAGGTCAGCTAGCCACCAGTGTAGTTCATCAATCGCAGGCTGTGTGGTCTGCCTATACTCTGGCTTACGGGGAAACCGCGTGGACCAAGGGGCTAGGTCTAACATATCCCCTAAGAGAACTATGATGTCGGGCCTAGTCTGGCGAACAAACCTAGACACGGCATCCATCGCCTTGCGGTCGTGCATGGGGTCTAGGTAAGTATACTTGTTCTTCCACGCATATCCCAACTGGGTGTCCGGTATGAAGCAAGCGGTCCTGAGCCCCGATGTGCGGGGTGGTCCTTCAGTACGGGCTATGAACTTAGGGGGGTAAGCGGGCTGACGGTCAGGCTCAATCTTACGCTCTAGGTACGCCTTGACCTGATAAAGCGTGATAGTAGATTCGCCACCTTTGACGCTCTGTTCCCAAGAGTTACACTTCCAACTAGACACACGCCACTTGCGTTTGTCCACGTTGGCATGGCGCAATAGCTGATTCAGTGTACGGACCCGCCGCCCCTGTGCGCTGACGGTTATCTCTTCCACTTACTGTACAGGCTCG